TTCTTCTAAGAGCCTGACTGCTAGTTTTTTATCGCTCATTTTCTCTATTCCTTAGTTGTTAATATCCGACATTAAAGAAACTTAAGCCCTTAACCCAATCAAGATACCCTTCAGCAAACCGTTGAACCCAATAAAGGGAACGGGCTTCGGGTACTGGTTAAAATCGGCGTATTCTGCCACATCTAACACCCTTAAAAGCATTTGTGCATGAAAGATATTCTCACCTTCAAAAACACATCCCTCAACCTGTGCGGACATAGCGCCCTCATCCGTACAAACGCCGCTAGGCGTTAATTTGATCTTAGGTATATCAGCATTAGGGCAGAAGGGTAGGATCTGTTTTACGGCACTACAGAGGCCATCAGGAACAGGGACGTCTGTGGTAACCCCTTCAAGGTGTTCATCTAGGTTTGGCCAATCCTTATCAAATAGATTAGTTCTTAGCCATGATCCATTTTCATACAGGAATGTAGCGGATGTTTTTGTTACCTGAAGGGTTTTTGGCGGCTCACCTATGCGTAGAAGCTCCTCAATGGCATAGCTTGGAATCGTTGTACCAAGTTTAACATCCAAACCGGCATCAATACCGACCAAAATTTTATTATTCGATGCATACATTGATCCTTTTTTTATTAACACCCCACAAGACCACACTTGATTTGCATCATCATTCATAAAGGGTTTAATCATTCGAATAAAATCAATAAAGTTTTCTGACAGGGGGAACTCTTCACCTTCTGGTTCTAGATCCGGAAAAGGTTCATTTGATATTGGAAGCATCACGCGAAACTTTCCCGCCTTAATGATCATGTTCCCTTTATCGGTTACTTTAAAATTAGGAACCGTTTTACCGCAACCCTTGATTGCTTTTACAAATCTATCCGCAGGAACTTTAACATCTAGATCCAAATCAATAGCGCAATCTATTGTTAGATTCCCATTGCTTCCCTGTATACGACCCTCTTTAATTCTAAAGTGGGTTAACACTGGGGTGTGGTCTTTCTTTGCAACTGCACCCTTAACAAAGTTTAATGTTTTAAGCATCTAGCGAAGCCTTGTTATTAGTTTTAATAGAATGTTCCATATACTGAAAATAGTTTCAGTTAATGAAACAAGGAAGTAACCAAATTCTGTGTTGTTGATGAACCAACTAGACAGGGCTTTCATCACCCCTACCACCTTGTTCAAGCAAACCTGTAACGGCTTCAACAAGGTGGCCCACTTCGGGTACTCCAATTGAACGATCTCAACCATCAACGAGAAGCGGCCTACCATTTGTTCGAACTCAATTACTAAACTTTTATTAGATTGCATCATGTTTTTCAATCTCTGCTTCTAACTCTTCAATTTTTGCTTCTAAGTTATCATACATTGTTGCGCTTTCTGCAAAACGTTTACAAGCTTCATCCCTTATAAACACCCGTTCAAGTGTTGGATAAGTGTGGATCACGTCTAGAGCGGTAGCAAGCTCTTGATGTGTTAAACTTTTTGCGGTTGATTGATTCATATCTTTTTCCCGTCGATGACTTTTTCAGCGGATTCACGGGAAAGACCAAACGATTTACAAAGGTCGATAATACAGAACTCACGTGTTTTATTACGTCGTCTATTATCATCAGCGATTGCTTTGTAAATCAAGTTAGGTCGGTTAGGTATTTTTAATAAAATTGGGTTATCTTGCCGTATTTCAGTATACAGAACTTTTACGGTGTCCGGTGCTAAATCATGTTTAGCACCAAAACGCTCTGACAAGGAATCTCTATTCTCCCAAAGTCGAAGGTTACGATAGATTGCAATCAGGTATTCCTTAAGATCAAGGTAACAATCACGCTTGCGGTTACCGTGGTTAGGGTGATCTTTTGGCAACTTACCCACGTTAACCTTTGGGAAGAGTTCAATACTTTCATCCGCTTCCCAAACGGCCAACAGTTTCTTTGCTGTTTCCGCTGGAACACGTGCACGAATCCCTTTTGTGTGTAGGTAAGTCCGCGACATTTGGCCAATTTCTTTTTGACTGTATTGCAGGACACTTTCCACATCCTGAAAAATATCATAACCTTCGATACGTTCCGGTAGTCCTTCCAAAGCGGCTTGGTTCTTAAACGTTTCTTCTGATATACGGAACTCAATTTTAAAATCGAGTAGGTTCACTATGAACGGCATGTTAGTTTTTTCCCTTGTGATTATTTACAAAAATTAGGGCTTCATCAAAGCTCAGTTTTTTACCCAAGTACTTCCTTTTTTCGCCATAACATTCAAAACGAAGCTTTGCAAAGTCTAAATCTTTTCTGGTAAAAACAGGGGTAATTCGTGGGTGTTTCCCAACAAAGCTTCTTCTTTGCAGCTCCATTGGGTGTGTTTTGAGTGTCTTTAATTCACCGGCTGTCATCATCATCGTCGTTTTCTCCCGTATTCCTTCTGCCACGCATGACGTTCTAAATCACGAAACACTTGATCTAAAACAGGGGTTTTTAATTCAAGTTCCAAGATGTTACACGGCGCTACTTCTTCTTTGCATTTGGTACATGAATACCAATGATGTAACGCTTCATCTTCAAAAGATTCATCAGGTGCTTCAAAGTTAAGCATTCCCTGATACCCACAACCATACTCGTGGGATTTACACCAACCATAAACGGCGTTGGCTTTTAGGGTTCCCTTTGGATCAAAGTAGTCGGGGTTGTTATATTCAGGTTTCCATGGAAGTAACGTGTGCGCGGGTTCACCCTCTTTTGTGCTATCTACTTTGTGTTCAAAACATGTTTTACATTTTGACACGCGCCACGTTCTTTCTTCATAAAGATATTGACGCCAAACGTGTAATTGATGCGCGCCATGATTACAGCGCATCGGTTCGGTTTTCCAACCATAACCAAAGCTTGGTGTTGCAAAAAACGTTCTCTCGCAACTATCACATCCGTATTCTTGCGCTTCACCTTCCTTTCGGGGGTCGATAGATTCCCACCAATCTTCCTGCTTAGTTTTACAGTATGGACAGAATACTTCTTCCACATCGTCACAATCTTTATCGTAAGACTCCTGCATTAACACAGAAGGTCTTTCAACATCAACATTGTAGTCCGTAATCATTTCAGGTTTACCTTCCCACCCTGAATTCCGAACCGCCACACCATTGATGTGGTACACCCGTTTCTTTTCGGCTTCATGTTCCGCGCGTTGTTCTTTGGTCATATCCCACGTGTTTAAATAGCTCATGATAGCAACCATAAAACAATAGGGAGTGAAATAATTACAAACATTTCACATTCGTGATCTAGATAATCAAGCATGAATTTCTCTCTTTCTGAATTTCTGTTTTTAATTTGGTCGGGACGGTAGGATTCGAACCTACGACCAAGGGCATCCAAGGCCCCTACGCTACCAGACTGCGCTACATCCCGTTTCATAACTGTATTGGACGACCTAACATAATCCAGCTAAGTGACTGGTAATCACCTCTTAGGCTTTCTTATGACGGGAGCAGATCGTCTCCAACTTTGCCCCGCATTGTTCACATACTCTATGGTTACCAAACCATTACCCTTTGCAAAATTCTTGAATTCTGTTCATCCTCTAGGTATCGGTATGGGGCCGATAAGTTAACCGGTTGAGGTACGGTTACTAGAGGACTAAACCTATTATAGATAACACCCCAATAGAATGCTTCCACGTTTCGGCCATGTGTTAATACTAGTGCTTCTTTTCCCGTTCGTCAATTGATGGTTGCCATGGAAACGAATATTTTTTAGATGTTTTAGATTCAACGATATAAAGGTTGTGTTTTGCGCGGGTAACGCCAACGTAAAAAACACGGTGCATTTCATCGGGAAACTGTTTGTATTCATCAAAACAACGTTTAGTCATATCCGACAATAAAACAACATTATCTGATTCACCTCCCTTTGCTGCGTGGATCGTGGATATTTTGATGCGTGGGGTCTTTTTAAGTGATTCCCCATGCCTTAGTACCTCCCTATAATAGTCACGGTCACGGGTTGATATACCAAGCAGAACATCAAACCATGCACCGGTTGCTTTTACGTTCATGTGTTTACGGATAGTTTCAAGACTAAAAACGGTATCATCGGTTGCTTTATCAAATATTTTACAGTCGGTGGAGGCTTCTGGTATTAGTTCGATAATCTTTCGCGCATTCCATTTACAGACTTCCCCGCCTTTGTTCAACGTCGTCCAACCTTCGATAGCCTCCAAGTGGTCTTCATTAACAGAAAGCTTTCCTTCTCTGATGTATGCATAACCTAATTCACGAACCCTTTTTGTGAATGTGGACAATAGTTTTTTGTTTCGGGCCATCAATAACCATTCCCCTTTGCTGATATCCAAGGATTCAAAATCTTTGCTATGCTCTACTAACCCTTTTTCATCACGTGGGTTCCACGTTTTTGGCTGTCTATCATGGATCTGTTCAACGATTCCGTTTGCGAGTTCCCAAACCGCTTCAGGTAATCGGTAAGACTGGTGTAGTACTTCCGTTTCCCCTGGACGATTACGGAACAGTTCCGCCTCAGCCCCCGCCCATTTGTAAATCGCTTGGTCGTCATCCCCCGCCATATACATTCTATCCGCGTTCGCAAAAGCACAATCAACCACACGCCATTGTAATGGTGATAAATCCTGTGCTTCATCAATGATAGCTACATCAACCGGGAGAACGTCTGTAAAGTTTTCCAACATATCCGTAAAATCAATCAAACCTTTTTGGTCTTTATATTTTTGAAGCACGCGTTGAAACTGCAATAACCTAGACCATTCTAATTCAACATTCAGTTGATAGTAGGTTTCATCTACAGAAGCCATTTTGTTTCGAGATAACCCTGTAATCAGGTTACATAGATCACCTACTTTATCTTTACCGGGAATACCGGACATAACATGATTGTTACTGGTGTGCTCCATGCCCAATAAATCAAAAAGCTCTTTCCAATGGCCATCATGCATAACTTCCCCCAAGCTTACACCCATAGCCCTGAAAGCTAATGAGTGAAGTGTTCTAAAATAGGGAAGGTCACCTTCTAACAAGTCAAACTTTTCAATAGCGCGTTCTTTTGCTTCTTCTGCACCTTTCTTTGTGAACGTAACTAAAGCTATTCTGGAAGGGTCGGTTCCATTTTTTAATTCCTGTTCCATGATGCTCATTAACTGATGCGTTTTACCACATCCAGGGGGGCCGAATATTTTAATACACTTCATTTCTAGAATTCGCCTTCTGGTAGTTCAGGGTCTTTCGTATCAATAGCGTTTAGATAGGTTTCACTTAATGTCCACACCCGTTGGTTACGGCTATTACCAATGGATAGCTGTTTAGCTTCACCACCCATTCTACGCAATTCAGCCCAAACTTCACTTCCGCTTAAGGATATTCGATGTTGAGAAAGATATTCTATAAACTTGTTGCCAACAAAATGCACAAGCCCCTCTTCCACCCACACCATTGATTTTGTTACATCCGCCCTTTCACGTGCGCGGGGTCGATTTATCAAGAAGTCTTCCACATAATAAGCCAGTTGGCCATTGTTCGTGATTTCTTCCGGTGCGGCGATGATTTCAACACTTTCCATCAGCTCACCTATTTTCTTCAACCAAATAGGCTGCTTTGCAACACCATGTACTTTGTTCAATCTTTCTAAGATCATTTTTTGGTACAAAGTTTGATTCATTAATTGATCCGTATTACATTCTAAACGGTCACCTTCCACACCTATGATCCAAATAGGGGGCTCAGTCATAATCTTTTGTATGTTCTCAGGAAACACAGGGGCCATTAACGTAAGTGTAGCACCACCCACACCGAATTCTGCTTTTTTGCATATCGTTTTATTACAGAATTGTTGAATAGGTGGGGTGTTGCATGAATAAAAATAGTCTTTTCTGTTAATGGATTTAACAACATCAATAACTTCTTTGTTGGTTAACGCGGGGTTAATGTACTGTGCGTTAAATTCATTGGCTTTAGCTTCCCAACTATCCGGCCAACGTTGTTTACAATACACAGCGAAATTGTACATTGCATTGTTTCGGCCCCCTTCACCAACGGTTTGTTGTGCAAGTGCAACCAAACAAGGTGGCGCACCCTGCAACATATCATTAACTTCAGGGATGATATTTATCTTGTAGAAATCTTCTGGCGTTAACCTTTTTTCCCAAGCGTGTTCAATGAACTGTTCCAGTTCTGCGGGTTCCTCGTCAATAATTGCATAGCGGTTTGTTAGTTCTGAATCACAGTAAGGAATATTAATCCAGTTCCCCACATCTTTATCACTTGCAAGGTTCCGTTGTTTAGGGAATATTTCTACCCCTGGATAGCCTAGCTCTACTGCAATCATTGACATTGTATCTAGCATGTCACCAGCGGGTATTGGTTCCGTTAAAAACAGGTAACAATGCGCCCCACCGGATTTACTTCGACAAATAACGAGGGGGAGCTTTAAACGTTTCGTCTCACGTTCTAATACGGCGTGATTAGTTGCCCCGTTATATTCATCAATATCTATAACACCAAAAGAACACGTACTATCTTCTCTAATCGGTACAACACCAATGGGGGTTTTTCCGCTTAGATGGTTTATGTATTTTTGACGTGTTAGTTCTTCATTTACCGTTTGAGCTTTGCCGCCAACTTTCCCGTTGGCCGCTGTTGATCCTAATCTATAAATTCCATGTGCTCTTTTTAAACCAGTGTACAAAGAAATAAATCTATCAAGAATTTCTTTTTTGTCCATCCTGATTCCTTAATTGATAGGGTTAAAAAAGGGCTGTGGAAAACAGCCCTTTTATTTGTCACTTATAAAGTGTCAGTCTTAAAACGGGCAAGCCCCGTCATTGTCGGGTGCTGAACCACCTGATTCTTCTTTGGCCTCAACTTCACCCGCGTTAACCTGTTCAGCAAAACCTTTTGCAAGAGTATACAAAGGCGCATCCTGAATCAAACCAAGGCGCTCAAACTTGTAACCTTTCCAAGAACCTTTTTTGTTTTCTTCGCCAACGGTTACCATGTGCCATTGGTTAGCAAACAAAGGTGGTGTGAACTTACCCTTTGCACCGGGAACTTTAATGCTGTTCATGATAGTCATTAGAGACTTAGACTTTTTAACCTGTGTTGATGCAAAAGACATTAACGCGGGAAAAGGATCTTGACCTTCAAGCAATACGATTACCGCATGTTCACGAGTATCAACAAGATTGTTGTTTGTTCCAACAACCCAATCTTTGTTACCTTCTTTTTCTGGGCGCTTCTCGGTTTGAATGGCCATGCCTTCAGCAGGATTGTAAACGTTTTGAATCCCGCCCCCATCCGCTCTATCAGCCCATTCAATAAACTTTCGTGTGTATGTACAGATAACCATACCCATACCCACCTTACCATCGTACACTTCTTGTGTTGCAGTATTTAGAAGCATTCCAGGTTTTGAATTTTTAATAAATTCAGGTTTTTCATCATCCACTTGTGGTGAATTACTTTGAAGTACAACAATACGGGGAACAATAAAAGTGTCCACATCCGCATTTTCAAAACCGGAACCCGCATCCGATTCCATGTCAATTACCATTGGTAAATTTTCTTCAATTGCTGCTTTATTTTCTTTCTTACTCATTTTTTTCTCACTTAGTTATAATTGCTTTAGGGAATGAATCGATCTTGATTGTTTCTGGCGTCGATAGTCCAGATTCTAAAGCATCAGTACCCCACTTTTTTAATGTTGCCGCGTGGATATCCTGACTACTACCAAAGTCAAAATTATTATCGTTTAAATACTTAAGTAATTCATCAGCGCGTTCTTTCTCGCCCATACCAAAGTTTAAAACGATTTTCGTTTTGACTAAAGATCCGAAACCATTGTCGTTCATCCATTTATAAGCAAGGGGTTTATCTGCTTTTTTGATGTTTGTAACAATGGTGTCTTTTATACTGATACCTTCACCGGAAGGCATTGTGAAACTAGCCACACCTGCACGTTTAAGTGCATCAGGTAAGGTGTCCGTTTCAATTTTCGTGGCTTGCTTTGCAAGTTCCGCAAGGTACTTTGTACCGTTTGCAATCCGCTTTTGCAAGACCAATAAATTATTTGTGATCACAGAAATTTCTTGTAACTGTGAATCACTTGGACCAAGTTTTTCTTCTTCCACACTATCGTTTTCGAAGTCGATCATTTTTACTTTCTCGCTTTCTAGGATACTACAATATACATTCTGTTGTGACGGTCCCACTTCAGAATCTTAACGTTACCACGATTATGTTTCGCGGCCAATACCCCGGCCCAAATCATTGCTGTGGGATCACCAACGGCTAACAGATAATCATCATCACAGAAATCTTTTAAGTAAGTTTCCATGCGTGCTTTCAACGGTGCCGATTCAAACATGGTTGCACCATTGGGCAACATGATTTTAATTTCCCCGAATTTTTGCGCAGGTGCCAAATTTACAGAAGGTACTAATTCACCCTCCACACGGCGTGTTGGCATCTGTGGTACATAAACAATACTTTTGCTACTCATTTTCTAAATTCTCGCTTTCTAGTTGATTCGTTTGTGACTGAACCAAGTATAAGCGCTAACCAAATAAGCGCAAGTCTAGTATTAACAAAGTTTTTGTGTTATCACGCGCGCCAACATATGCGTGTGTGCGAAGATAATTTTCAGGACAGGGATTTTCACCCGCCATAAGGTCTTAAAACACCTGTAAACTCAATGACTTAGACTATTTTGTAATTCTTGTTCAATACCGGTAATATCGCTGCTACTTATTGGTGGTATTTTGTACCTGCTACCATGCAACCCACGTATCCTGTACCTTCTAGAGCTCAATACCGGTATATCACTAACTTATTGACCAGATTTACTAAAAAATTTTTCTTCCCACGCGTACGTAGGGTATGCGCGCGACCTGCACGCGCAGTTATACTAAGACCAACACTTTGTAAATACTTTGAAGAAAAAATATTTATACGGTACCACCCCTTTTTTTGAGCGTTTAAAATATGCTTAGAAATTCAGAAATCAAAAAGGAACCACATGACAGAATTAACCTGTGTAGATTACCGCTACAAGACAACCCCCTTTGTTCATCAGCATAAAACGTTTTTAGCATCCCGCAATGAAACCGCGTGGGGCTACCTGATGGAACAGGGTACCGGGAAATCTAAAGTTGCTATCGATAAATCCGCGTATCTTTACGGAAAGGGTTTAATTGATTGTGTAATCATCCAAGCCCCCAACGGTGTTCATACCAATTGGACGTTGAATGAATTTCCGATACATTGCCCCCTTGCACCTGAGATGCAAGTAAGTGCGCATTGGACAGGATCAACACCCCGCAAAAAAGATCGTGAAGCAATTGAAGAATTATTTAATGTGGGTCGAATGGGTCTTCGTATTTTTTCAATCAACATGGAAGCCATGCAGCAAACAAAAGGTAAGGGTGTCTTACTTGTTGAAAAATTATTACGTTGTTTCCGCTGTCATTACATCGTGGATGAATCAAGCCGGATTAAAACCCCCGGTGCAAAGGTAACAAAGAATACGTTACGTCTGGGTAAGCAAGCACACTACCGCTCAATACTTTCTGGAACACCTAACCCACAAAGCCCCTTTGATTTATATTCACAGTTTAAATTCTTAGATCCTGATATTTTGTGGTACCCCTCCTTTCAATCATTTAAACACCATTACGCTGAATTTGAACAAGGTTATAACCACAATACGAAAAAGAATTATGATATTCTTGTTAGCTATAAAAATTTACCTGAATTAAAAAATAAAATACAAAACCATTCTACACGTGTATTAAAGCGTGATTGTTTGGATCTACCGGATAAAGTATTCATAACACGAACTATCCACATGTCTAAACAACAAAAGAAACATTACGAATCCATGGACGTAGATTTAAAAGTTGAGATGGCGGAAGGTTCTATCACTGTGAAAGAGGCCATTGTTCGAATGATCCGATTACAACAAATATTAGGCGGCCACATTCCCCTTGTTGTTGGAACAAAAGAAATCATTCATGAAACACCTATTGGTGAAATGATTGAAATGCAAGAGATAGTGGAACTCACACCTATTGATGAAGTGAACTATCGAATGAAAGAAATGTTATCTTATCTTGAAGAGGTTCAAGGTAAGGTAATTATTTGGGCGCGGTTTACAAGTGAAGTCGAAATGATTGCAAACGCACTTACTGAAGTTTACGGGAAACAGTCCGTTGTTACTTATTACGGCGCAACGACCACGGAAGAACGACAACAAGCGGTTGATGAATTCCAAAACATTGGACGTGATCCCGAAGATCAAAAAATAACGTTTGAAAAACAATCCAAGGTTCAATTCTTTGTAGCGAACCAAGCCGCTGCGGGAATAGGTATAACTTTAACCCAAGCCGAGTACTGTATTTATTATTCTAATTCATTCAACCTTGAACACCGTTTACAAAGTGAAGACCGGGCGCATCGAATTGGACAAAAGAAAAACGTAACTTATTTGGACTTTGAAGTTCCCGAAACGATCGACACACAACTTTTGGATTCACTGGTTCGTAAGCGTGGAACCATGGAAGAGGTCTTGGGGGATGAGTCACAAGATTGGATCTCACGTATTTTGAACAGTTCACAGGATTTGGATGAAAAAGAACCAGAAACAGTGGAACCCCAGAATGAGCAGCTACCCTCATTTATGGATCACCCCTACTAACCACACATCGGAGGCGTTAAAACGCCGTGTACCCCACTTAAATCAATTATTAGAGGTATATTTATGGACTTTGATTGGAAAAGTTTAGTTAGAACCGCTGCACCCATCCTTGGAACGGCTATTTCTGGAGGTAACCCCCTTGCTGGAATGGCACTCCAAGCGGTTGCTAATGCAGTAGTGGGTCGACCGGATGCAACAGAGGCACAAATAGCTTCTGTTTTAAAAACCAGCGACCCAACCATGTTGCTTAAATTAAAACAGGCGGATAACGACTTTGATAAACATTTAGCAACGGTAGGTCTAGATGCTAAAAAACTAATTCTTGAGGATAAAGATTCCGCACGTAACAGGGAGATAAAAACAAAAGATGATACCCCAAGAAAATTATTATACGTTTTATCCTTAATGGTCGTCGCTATTATTTGTTTGATATCTTTTGTGGATCTTGAACAAGCAAAGCTGAATATGTTACTACCTATCACAGGTGCAATCATGACCGCTTGGATTGGAGCCGTTCAATATTTTGTAGGGACCACCCTTAGCAGTTCACAGAAAAACCAATGGAAAATAAAATAATGAATGAGGAACAAAAAGAAGTTTCAAAACATTACCGCGCGACAATTCGAATACCTTTAACAGATCAACAACGCATTGATGGTGTAGTTGATTTTAAACTAGATCCTTATCGGATTTTAAAAACATACCAAATTGGTAATTCTGCAATTGAACATGTAGTTAAAAAAGGTTTGCGTTGGACTTCGAAAGGACACGAGCCAAGAAAAGTTATCCATGAAATGATGGCTACGTTACAACGTGAATTGGAAATAATGGATGAAATAGAATTTGTACCAAGTCCATCTTTGGAAAGTATTGCTAGTGGGAGAAGTGTAAAATGAAACAATATTTAGATTTATGTAAAAAAGCATTAGATGGAAATGTTAAACAAAATAGAACGGGTATTGATACGATTGGGTATATTGGGGATTTCTGTAAATATGATTTGGCGGATGGGTTCCCCGCAGTCACTACAAAGAAGTTAGCTTTTAACTCTGTTGTTGCTGAAATGTTGGGTTTCTTGCGCGGCTATAGTAACGCGGAAGACTTCCGTAAACTTGGTTGCAAGGTTTGGGATGCAAACGCCAATGAAAATGAAACGTGGCTAAATAATCTTTATAGAAAGGGTGAAGATGATTTAGGTAGAATTTATGGTGTTCAAGCACGAAGTTGGGAAGGTGGTGTTGATCAATTAAAAAGTTGTGTTTCGGATTTATCTTGTGGTGTGGATAACCGGCGTGAAATTGTGACACATTGGAACCCGTCTGAAACACACAAAATGGCGTTGCCACCTTGTCACTTGTTATACCAATTTGGAATTGATAACGGAAAGCTTCACCTTTCAATGTACCAAAGAAGTTGTGATTTACCGTTGGGTGTTCCGTTCAATGTTGCGGGTTACTCTTGGCTACTCTCTGTTATCGCACAAATAACAGGTTTAGAAGTTGGAACGTTTAACCACTTCATGCATGACATACACGTTTATTCTAATCAGGTTGATAACCTTAAACTACAAATAGAACGTGAACCAATGAAGTTACCTAAATTACTTATCAACCCAAATATAGAAACCTTGGAAGATTTGGAAACGTGGGTTACTGTTGATGATTTCCAACTTGTAGATTATGTTCATCATGATCCAATAAAATACGCTTTTGCAGTGTAGGAATAAATAATGCCTGAAGATAGCTTAGTATCAAAACAAGGTTTTCGGCGGAAGGTTCAGGACTTAGAAAAGAGTTTAGCGTCTTCTGTTGATACAAAAAAGATTGACTTGGAAACAGCGCATTTTTTTGCACATCGAACATATGGGAGACAACTGTTTATTCCTAAAGGGTGCACCGTAACCGGAAAGATACATCGGTACAGTTGTATTAATGTTATATTGAAAGGTGACATAACGGTTAATACAGAACAAGGTAAGCGAAGGGTAAAAGCACCCCATGCTTTTGTAAGTCCACCAGGAACAAAGCGTGCATGTTATGTCCATGCGGATACTTTGTGGATGACCCTACATCACACCGAACAAACGGAACCGGAAAAAGCGGAACAGGAACTCGTTACAGAAAGCTATTATGCTTTTGAGAACGAACCACCCCCGCAATTTCCGCCGGGGGGTTTAACTGAAGTAGAAGAACAAACGCTCAAACATTTATTAGAAAAGAAACGGCTCGCAATACGCTAAAACATAGAGGGTAGGTCATGTCTTATATTAAGTTAACCGCAGTGATTTTAATATTTTTGTGTGGCCTAACCTCTGCACGTTTTGGTCATACAGAACCCCGTGTTGTGAAATTATCTATAGTGTCAGGAAATTTTACATTATCACAAGCAGGTGTTCCGGTAGAAGGTCTCGAATACGCTAAAGATGGAACAGCAAAAGCAGGAGCTATTATCCGATCCTTTGCTTGTGATTGTGAGGTACGTATACATAGACCTGACATTCGAGTGAATGCGAAACTAATCCAAGATACATCTACGGATACCACCGCTACCGTAACCTGGAATAATCCACCAAAAAGAGAAAATGGTGACCCGTTGCTCTTGGGTGAGATACAGCATTATGTTTTGCAGTACTGGCTAGAAGGTGGGGCCGTTATTTCAATAACAGTAGGAAAGAATAACCGCTTTGTTGTAAATAACTTAACCCCTGGAGTTTGGATGTTCAAGCTAGCAACGGTGGATACAGATAGCTGGCAGTCTATCTGGACCAAAACGGTTACTAAAACGATTTAACATCTTCGATTAAAAGATACTTTTCGGTTTTCAGTAAAGGTAGTAATCGTGTAAATGTTTCCCGACTATTTAACACAGACCACTTTCCATCTAAGAACCCTAGTGAATCCCCCGGTGCAATACAACCCTGTAGTTGCTCTGCTTTATTTGCAGGATGAAACAAACACGAGAAGCGTGTCATTCGATTAATCATATCTCCTTTGCTAACCACAACATTTAGTGTTGGGTTACATAAGGCAACCGTTTCCCCATACTTAGGGGAATCAATGTTTACTAATTCATAAAGACCCGGAGGGACACATGATATAAAGGGGGTGTTATGGTTGTCTTGTGGTTCCACTGTTTGACAAAGTGGGTCGTCTTCCAGGAAGATCTGTCCGAACGTTCCCATTATTGGGTGCTTGCTGTATCGTTTGATTGTTAACATTTATGTCCTTTTGGAAACCTACCCAAACATACCCAGCAAGAACGACACACGCCCCCGTTACCGCAGAGGTTAAAATAGTTTTCATTATTTGTTGGTTTCGGGATTCAATGGATGACTTTCTTTTTCGAACCCATGATAGAAGTTCACGAAAGTCATTCGCTTCGGAGTAATCAATACCAAGATGACTCAACTTTTTTTCTACACTGTTCAAAGATGCAACGTGTGCTTCCACTTCAGTAATTTTTTCACGTACTAGGGTGTGGTCCTCTTTCATTTCAAGAAGGCTAACGTTAACCCCTTTCATCAGACCACTTAGTTCACCTAATCTTTCATACAGTGGACCCAATTCATCACTCATTTCGATCCCTCCATATAGCCCTTTAGTATCAGAACAACGCCTTCCAGGGAAAGGGGGTGCCCCCATTTCACTATCGGGTACAATACCGTCTGACAATTGTGGTTCCATTTCCATGGGCTCCCAACGGCTTCTTCTAACCGTCTAATTTTTGCAACGTTTGTTGGCTCTCCTTTTTTGATTTGCCATTTTGCACGCATTGCTTTGGTGAATTTAGAGTACTGTGTGCGCTTCAGCTCGCCTTTGTGAAAGTGGTACACAATACCATTTTGGTAAATAGCATTTCCCCCCGTTGGGGAACCAAACAAAGCTACTACAGAATCCTGTAAGGAATCTGGCCTATGTTTGAAATAGAAAAAATGATTTAGGTCAATTGTATCATTGGGTATCCGGTAACTTCTCAGCACGATAAACAGTAACCATGATGTAAACACAGAAAGCGACAAAAGGAAAATAGGTAGATTTTCATCCGTTAGCAACATGATTTGTAGAGCAAGGGCTATTTCCTGAAGGGCGTAAATCATTAGAATACATTTGTACATCAGTTGCTTATAAGGAAGGAAAGTTATAAAAGCAAATAACCAAACCGATATTTGGAGGTGTGTTGTTGCTATGTAAACTACGGTCGAAAGGTATTCGTTTGTTTCAGGAACCAAGAGATAACTATTCTGTAACAAGGTGGTTAACAGAATAGATATAAAAATGATCATTAGGTTGTCCTTACGCGCCTTATAGCCCGTCCACTTATTCGTCTAGTAGCGTTGACAGGTAACCCCAGACCCGCAACTCGTGAGCGCCTATTATTGACCATACCCCCACGTTTTGCAAATTGCCCCGCTTTATTGCGGGGTTGGTTCTTCACCATGTTCCTTCTTTGCTGACTTGTGAAACGTGCCATAGTGCATTAATCCTCTAAAAAGTAAGTGTATTATTCACATGTTGCCACGATTCTATTAACACCGTTTCTGAGTTAATCACCTCTTCCCTACCACTATAAACATCAAACCGTATAGAGTTGTTCAACGCTTGTGTTGTCGGACCGTCCACTATATCAAACAAAGAGAACTGAACGGGGGGCGCTGTTTGTGTCGCGATAGTAGGTAGGTACCTAAACGAAAATCTTACATCCGCACTTAGTGAACGGATGGAAATAGAGGGTACAATATCCGTAACTGTTATTGTGTGTACGACCCCCACCGCCTCACCATTTTTAAAAAACTGCACTTGGTTATTAGTGGCATCAACAGCAACACCGATACGGTCGAAAATTGTATAGGTATCTGTAGTAACCACCACCGTTCCATCAACTCGAACATCACCATTCGGAGCCCATCCAGCTTCCCCAACAGCTCCGAGAATTGTAGCCACCCCTCCAGTGGATGCTTGAACACCGATGTACAGGTGGGTAGTGTCATCAATTCTTGTAGGGATTGCCTCAAAATACCAACGTCCTTCGGTCTTGGTAGTAATAGTTTTCGCACGCTGCCAAATCGTAACGATAGTTGAACTAACTGAAATAAGATCCGGCCCTATTACTAACCCGGTACCTATTTCCGCATTATCCACAACGGTGGTCGCTACCGCGTCAGGTCTATATGCACTAAACCCTGTTGGAACAGAATGTGAGAAAGCACTGGCACCAAAATTAAAACTAATTTCAGTGGCTTCTGTTGGTGCGGTTACACCATCATTTGCTACCGCTAAATAAAAGTATTGTTCTTCAACCACTGTTGTCGTCAACGTGCTAAAGCTAATCCCCCCGGTACTAGTTTGAGGGTCACCGTCCCGCCAAGTTCCGTTGGTGTTGCGAAGCCAAAAAGTTTTAGCTACCACGTCAATAGCAATTGCACCAATACCCCCCGTTATAGTTCCTGTTCCGCCACTACCTGTAGCACTTCCAATCACGGTGTTATCTTTAACACGCAAATAGGCAATATTTAGGGTGTCCGTTGCTCGATATAACGTTTCATTGTTGCTCACACCAACACAAAAACTTTCATTGTCTACGGTGAACTCCGCATAAACTTTTTCATCGGTTATTATTGCTGAAGTAGGTCTAGCCCTCGCCTCACTACCTGCGGCTGGAAAAGAGGCTGCTAAGTTTGATGGGTTAGTTGCACTTATTGTATCAAGAAGAACTTCATTTCCTGGCGCAATTAAATTGGCATCGCGAGCTTCATCTAAAATAGTGTAGTCATAGGTATACGAAGTGGAAACGGGTTGTCGATCCACTTTTATTATATTAACTAGCAAATCATTCTCATCATGCACATTTATGTAAAAGTCTGTTTCTTCTTCTGAAACGTTAACCCCTGATGTAGAGTAAAAGCTGTTGAAGGGTTTTGTGATTTGCAAAAGTCTATTTCTGGAGTGCCACGTTAAGGTAGTAGTATCTCCCGTTGGTGCCAGTCTAACCGTAGGGAAAAAGTCCCCTTCAATTTTTAAAGCGGCTGGTGGAAAAGGCCTTGCTTGTCGTCCAATAAAATCTATTGTTAGCTCGGTACTATCCCCAATGGCTAAGACACCAATATCTGTTTGTGTTAGTACTCTTGCATAGGCGGTGTCCCCTCCTAATCCCGTAACAGGATCACCAATATATTGAAGGGTGCCTTGGGTATCTTGTCCTTCAACAAAATAAAGTATGGATGAGGCCGAATGCGGTTGCGGGGTACTATCCATTACAGCACGCTTTATGGTCACTGTTCCCACACCAACATCCATTGCTACAATCTCAACCACTTCATCATCTATATAAGCATAACTACCTAATTCAATATCAAAAAACAAACCTTTACCATTTGCAAAGGAAACCGTTTCGTTGGTTTCTGACGTTGGTATAGCTAACGCCGGTACAATTTCCACTGTAGCCGTATAAGCACCATCAATATCAAACGCAAAATCAGGAATAGACGAGGTGCTACTTAACCATAATTGATAGCTAGCGCTTGCTGATGCGGGAGCCGTGGCCAACACTTGCAAAAATGATGTGAATGAATCAAACGTACTTTGGTCACCATCTGAAAAGTTTGTGACTATTTCATAGTAAGGTAATTCAAACAAAGCCGTTGCAGGGGAAGGCACCGGTAATTGAACAGGCTCAACCCAATTAGTTTCCTGTCCTGCCAAATAAGACGCTTGGGGTAATGTGAAAATGTCTTGAGTTCCATCAATGGTGATATCCCCATTGAGTAGCGTTCCATAATTGACGCTAAAAACCCTAACAATGAGTTCCGTAATACCTAACCCATCATTCTTGTATTTTATAATATCACCAGGGGACACATTCCAACCATCGCGGTTACAATCAAACTGTACTTTTGCTAATGGTGTAGAATATTGCGCTATTTCTCGTGAACCAATGCGTGCCGCTATCGTAGCGTTATCAATACCAGGAAACTGTACTGTTTGAGAAACAACAGCGCCTTCGGCTTCAACTGCGGCTAGATCCTGCAACGTGATAGAGGCGTCTTTTAATGCTCCTTGTGGTCTATAATTAAGAACAACTTCATTAATCATTTCACCAAAGCTCGGTCTCTCAAAAGAGGTGTGTGTAATGATATTGGAATCATCAAAAACAAGCGCATCATCGATTTCTTGCGTAGTCGGTTGACGTATTAACCGTAGAACAAAGGCCCCCGTTTCATTGTCCGTATATAATATCGCACCTATGTGTTGGATAATGGTTTGTATAAACTCTTCTACGGAGGACTGGCGTGAAAATATCATGGATAAACCAAAATTTTCAGCAAAAAGAATGTCCGCAGCATCCCGAAAGGCGGAATCTGTTAGCAATGTTGTTGGTAAGCCTAAACCCCAATCAGGATTAGTCATTGCCTCATATATAATATGCGCCCCTGTAGTAGAGCCACTCGGTATAAAGCTAGGATCTCCAGGGGAGCCCACACCTACAATACTACTCGTTTCTGGATACCAAGAAGTAGCGGCGGCACGCCTTACCAGAACAGCCCACGGTTTAATGTTTCTGGTCATGGCTGTTAAATAGCAACGTCTGAGAATTAAAGACAAGGTTCCCCTAAATGCGGGAACATCCGCACCTAGCTGTTCAACCAAATAATCATTCTTTCCTTGGGTTAGTTCTCCCATTGCTATATCAACGGTACCTTGGGTTCCTCCCTCCTTTTTTTCACCCCCGAACATGTCGGGGTTATCAATAAAGATGGAACCACTGGTAGTAACATTACCTTCCCACGCTAAGCGTTCACCTACAATTATTTGTTCCACGGCATCCACGGGACCATGACAAATAGCCAAGTGCATTCCCATAAAATAACGGTACCCGATCCTAACCCGACTGCTACCACCCATTTTTTTCGTTCGCCTCTTTAATTGCTAGTTGTGCCATGTTAATCGCAAGACCATCACCGGTAGCAATTAATATATTAACATCAAGACCTCTACGGACTAACTCAAGAAAATTCAGGTCATATGTTTTACAAAATAAACGTATACCCGAACTGCAATAATCCAATTGTCTTGCATGCGTCATTCCTGCTTTAATGACCACTGTTACTTCCCGCCTCTAGTAGTAACGGCGGCATAAAATAAATCACCATACCAAACCACATTCGGGCTAGTTACAGTAACACGTCCGAAAACAACCGGAATGGGGCGACCCTCCTCAGCGGTGGGGACATCGATATCTGTTAGAGATCCGGGTCTAGCGTTCGGTGGTTTAGGTGATAAAGCAACGGCAACAACCACGGCTATAACTAGGATTGCAATATAAGCGTAAGACACGTATTTCTCCTAAAATATAGGTGATCCACTAAAAGGGTTTTTAGATGGGATATAGGGAAAGCCCCCATAATTTTCCTCATTGGAAAATTTCGTTACACACGTATTTAATGTGTGGTCGCAACCGGGGAAAACTCGCACACTCGCCCCATCCTCAAGTCCTGTAAAAGGGATATTTATTATTATCCCACCACCGGTATGGCTAAGTATAAAACGTTTGTCCGTGGCCCCTTCATTTGTCCACTCAACAAAACCCCCTGTATAGAAACCTGCGGGTTGCCCTGTGAAATCAACGGAAGTTAACGAGGTGCCATCGGTAACGTTAACAGACGTATCTAGTTGTAAACCGGTTCTTACAAAACGGCAAACAGGTCCATATAAAACATGGGGGCAAGTAGCTTGATACAATCTACGTAAAGCAGGTCTTTTTAACGATGTAAATATAGGTTCACATCTAATCGCCACCTCATTGATCTCAAACTTAACGTTTATCACACGTCCCATCCAAACGACTACCGTTTGTGAATCAATATCCTCAGTGTGGTAACGTCGAATAACCAAACTTACTACATCGGTAGGAGGTGATTGTACGTATTGTGCAGCAAAAGATAATGACCGAGTAGCTGTTAGCGTAAGCGGTTTTCTTCCAGGGTCTTGGCTTTGTTCAATCAAAGGTCGTTGAATAGGTACCGCGAGGAAGACAGAGCCCTGAAAAGTCACATCTTGATCTGACGAGGTATATCGCCAAATTTGTGAGTCACGCGTAAATTCGTATAACTCTATCGGGGTGCCTTGTTCGGTACTTCGTTCAATTAAATCAATTGTCACGGTTGAATCTCAGTGATGGGAACAACAACTTGAGCTACGTAATTAGGTAACCAATTTATCCGTATTGTATCAGAAGTTAACCTTTTTAACCCCATATAAGAAATATAGTTGATCTCGCTACTGTCAATATTTAGGGGGGAACTGATTGCAACAAGGGTGTTTCCATCAATGTCTACAGAGTATCCTGTGACAGAGCGGAACAGCCAACCCGTGGTTGTGTTGACGGCAATAGTCACACGATCAGAGCCCTGTGTTGCTGTAGCATCAGAGCCGACAATTAAAGGCGTTGTAACCAATCCTGTAGAAAGCAGGCGTAAGTTACTTTCAAAAGTCGGCATGTAAAACGATTTTAAGCGGCCTTGTCTAGATGCCAAGAAACTTTTAAAATCCCACACCTCTTCCAAACTTGCGAATTGTAATAAAAATTCACGGTTAATCTTTGTGTATGTCCAAGGTGCAAATATCTCGACAGTTCCCGTTCTGAAGTCAACAAGATCCGTTCGTTTGCGGTAACTATCCGTAACACTATCAGGGTTCCGTAGAGGCTGTTGTAGGTACACGTCTACACCATTAAATGTTTCGCTAACGTCAAAAATCTTTGGGGTGTATGTAGGGTTATCACGAACAGTGAAATTACCTTGGATGTCACCATTAAAACCCGTTGTATTCCGCACTGGGTCACCGATTAGTCGTGCAATTCGAATAGGCATAACAAAACCACTGAGATAATCAGCGTTCACGGTCCTATCCAATACCAAAGTGGTATCCGTTAGTGATAGTATTTCAAAAACATCAAACACACGGGGGCTTTTCCAAATCATGGCTAAACCCCCCACCCTGAAATCCCCATAACGGGTATCAACAGTAATGGTACTTTCTGTATCCGTAACAGGGCTCGCTGTGCGGCCTTCGGTCCATGTTGGGAGTGCCCAGAAACGATCACGCCACCCGTAGAGTAAATTTTCGGAACGCGTTAGTTCACTTGGAATAATGCTAGCGGTCACAGAAAAAGATTGTCGTGGTAACGTTCTATTACGAACACGTTGCTCGGTTCCATTCACACTAGTAAATACATTGGTTGACCACTCCAAAGATTCATTAGCCGGTGCATCAATATAGTAAGGAAGAATCACGATGCGGGAACCGGTCACGGTTAAAACAGGTTGCTCGGCACCTTGGAAATTAAACATGAATTGAGCGTTAATTGAGGGGGGACCATCAATCGCTACATCCAGGTTATACGTACGTTCCTGCAATACACCATAGATTACATCTGGTGGGGGTAGGTCACCCGTTAACGTTACATCATCATCACCACTAGCAACTACAGCTTCCAAGGTTCTTTGGCTAAAATGACCATTGAAAACGGTAACCGTTCTTGTCTGACCTGATACAAGGTTCCCTAAATCTATATTGGAGGGTTCAAGTAAAAGACGGTTATAAAAGATATCACCATACCCTCCACCCAAAACTCCAGTGTAGTTGGATTCGGCGTAATCAGGGGGAACCTGTGTTAAAGAACCTTCTCCGGGAGGGTTCGACGCAAGGAACCCATCGGAGGTAGTCACAAGTATTGTTTGTGCCATCAACCACGCGGGTCTACTTGCGGGGAAACCCGTCTCTATGCCGGGGGGAATTATCCCGGTAAAAGCGGCCATTAGGCGATCCTTTCATAAGCAAAACCTAACGAGTCGCTTATTGGTGCAACGTTAGAAACACCTATCTTCTGAACTACAGGGTAGGTTTGCCAATTCGTGTTGATGATCTCTTTTGCGTTTAATTCAGAAATGTTACACATCCGAACACCGGGAACAACCCCCGCTACAAAATACGCGTCTAAGGTTGCTGGGGTGTTTGCGTTATAGTCCCTTAGTCGTACATACATTGGGAACAAAGGGGTTCTAAGATTACCCTGGTTTGGTGCATCAAATAACATGCCGGACAACATAGAATTATTTTGTATGTCTTTAGGTTCAATCATGTTGCACATGCGTGCTCTTTGGTTATTTAAGTTGAATGAACCTATGGGAGCAAAATCGTCTAAACTCGTTCCTGTTTGGTCATACCTAACAAAGCCTATACAGGGGGAGTCAAACCCTGTGCCCGTTCCTGGAAGGTGACCACTCCCCTCTACATCTGAAAAAGGAAGTTGGGAGAATGCAGAAGCATACTGTCGGGTACTCGATTGTATTCGCTGGTAACTCCCTGCGGTTAAATATTCACCCCCTGTCCAAGTTCCAAACTTAGTAATTGAACCAAATGATAAATGTTGAAACACATTAGGGAATACCTCTAACGCGGCATGTACAGCATCCCCTTCGGTATAAAATATATGTCCGGTATACGGTCCCGCGTTGGCAAACGTTCCAAAGCAACTAAACCTTGGTTGCCCAATCGGAATAGAGTCTGTAAAACCTGTTCCGCTGGTGGGTTGTGAATATGTCATTCTCATTCGTGCGTAGTTTTCAGTGAGCAAAGGGCTCGCCTGAAGTGTCACAGTCAGTGTTTCTTCAAAACTCCAGTGAATACCCGCTTTAGACAAACGGTGGACAGTGTTTGTGTTAATCGTATCTGTACCCCCATCCGTAAAACCTGCGTTAGAAGTTGCAAAGGCTCTGAGCTGGGTAAAAAAGTTACCCATACTTGTTGCGGTGCCGGTTTGAAAAGCCATATTAATTCCTATCCAAGTTTAATAGCGACGTAATCATAAGTAGGGTTTTGTCTGTGTGCGGATCTTACAATTAAATAGGTATCCCCGCCGATTGTTAGGGTATCAGTGGGGCTTCTTCCCGAACCCGATACCCAAAACACGCCATCCAATTCACCATAAACATTACC